CATCGCCCCTCTTGTCATAGGCGGACCGAGAGGGAGCCGACTTTTTTCCTACCGCACCGGACAAGCACCCTGGAGGTGACATGGCCCAGGAGGCCCAGGTGATTGCCATGCCCAAGCGCGATGACGACGAATCCAGCGAGATCACCCCGTGGGGCGCGCTGGGGTTCGCGACCGAGCGGGACATGCTGCTCGATGATCTGCGGACGATCGACGCTCGGCTGAAGTCCCCCACGACGACGGCGACCGCGGTGGCCGCGTTGTCGAAGCGCAAGTTCGAGATCTTCGATCTGCTCAAGTCGCTCGACGCTGACGACGACCCGGACGACATCCTCGATGACTCTGAGGATGAAGCCTGGGATGCCTCCGGAGACTGAGCTTGTCCCCGGCGCTCGGCATGTAGTTGTTCCGTCGGGGATTGTTGCGACTGCGTGGCCGCGCGTTAAGGCGACGTGCCGCAACATCGGATGGAAGTTCGACCCGTGGCAGGACGCGACCGGCCGGCTGATCCTCGCCAAGCGCGAGGGCTGTCGATGGGCCGCCGACCTGTCGATCCTGTCGATCCCCCGGCAGGTCGGTAAGTCGTATCTGCTCGGCTGCATCATCTTCGCGCTGTGCCTCCTGAATCCCGGCCTCCGTGTCATCTGGACGTCGCACCACACGGCGACGACCGAGGAGATGTTCGAGGCGCTCAAGGAGTTGAGTGAGCACAAGCGGGTGAAGCCGCATGTGGGTAAGGCGACCGCGTTGCAGGGCTCGCGGTGGCGCATCACCTTCAAGAACAAGTCGCGCATCGACTTCGGCGCTCGCTCCCAGGGATTCGGCCGAGGCAAGGCGAAGGTCGGTGTGCTGGTCCTCGATGAGTTCCAGCACATCAGCTCGAGGGCGCTGGCCAACCTGGCGCCGACCACGAACACCGCTGACAACCCGCTGGTCCTCTGCGCGGGAACGCCGCCCGGTCCAGACGTGCAGGGTGAGGCGTTCACGATGCGTCGGACAGCGGCGCTCGACGGACTGAGCGATGACACGCTCTACATCGAGTTCAGTGCCGACCCCGACGCCGACATCGACGACCGCAAGCAGTGGGCGCGGGCGAACCCGTCGTTCCCGAAGCGGACGCCCGAGCGAAACATCCTTCTGCTGCGGAAGCTCTTCGAGGAAGACGACTTCCGCCGCGAGGCGATGGGCATCTGGGACGAGGTATCAGCGCACCAGGCGATCGTCACGCCGTCGGCATGGAGGGCGCTCGAGGATTTCGGCCCGAGTTCAAAGACGCCGCCGACAGCGCTTGGTGTGGACATGTCGCACGGGCGCGACATCTCGGTCGCGGGATGCTGGTTCTCCGAGGAGCGTGCTCACGTCGAGGAGGTCTGGGCGGGCTCGGATGTGGCGTCGTGCATTGAGTGGCTGGTGCGCGTCGCTGACACCGATATCGAGGTGGTCATTGATGACCTGTCCCCGGCAGCGCAGATGATCCCGGAGCTGAAGAACCAGCGGGTGAAGGTTCGGCGCACGTCGGCTCGTGACATGGCCAAGGGGTGCATGTTATTCGAGACGCGGGCGCTGACGCAGAAGATCAGCCACGCGGGGCAGAAGTTGGTGACAGATGCCGTACTCGCCGGCCGCAAACGCCCCATCAGTGATGCCGGCGGCTGGGGTTGGGATCGCAGCGATTCCACCAAGTCAATCCACCAAGCGGTCGCCGCAACGCTCGCCCTACTCGGCGCGAGCTACGTCGGCGAGACAAGCAATGAAGCGTTTTTCCTGTGAGCCTTGAGAGGAGGTCTGCGTGAACAAGCGACAGGCCCTCGATGCTGTGCGGGAGATGCTGGCTGGTCCGCGCGCCTATGAGTCGGAGCGGCTCGAAGCATTGGCCAATGCGGTGCGCCCGTGGACTCCTGAGTATGCGTTGTCGCAGCTGGAGATCCGTGGCGTGAATGCCGCGACGGCAGACGGCTCTCCGTACTCCGAGATCGTCGGCCTGGCACGTAAGGCGCAGACGAACTTCCTGCCCCTGGTGCTCGACATCTTCTCTCAGAGCCTCAAGGTCGACAACTACCTGTCGGGCGATCAGACGCCGAGCGTGTGGGAGTGGTGGCAGCGCAACAAGATGGACGCGCGCCAGACCGGCATTCACCGTACGGCGCTGCATTACGGCGTTGCCTACGCGACCGTCCTGCCTGCGATGCATCCGAATGCGACCGCCGAGGAGCAGCGCGCCGCCTACATTCGGGGCGTCTCTCCGCGCCAGATGACAGCGCTGTATGGCGAGCGGCTGGAGTGGGATCCGCGCGTGGATGCCCCGGTCGATGATGACTGGCCGATCATGGCGCTGGAGATGAACGGGTCGATGATCCGGTTCTACGACGAGGAGCGCGTGCACTTCATCGGCGTGCGCAGCGTTCCGCAGTCGGCGCTCGGTTGGCGCGAGTACACCTACCGCAACGCGAGCAACTTCGAGTACATCGAGTCGCGCGCTCATGGTGTCGGCGTCTGTCCGATTGTGCGCTATGAGGATCGCAACCTGCTCGACGGCGAGCAGGAGTTGCGTGGCGTTGTCGAGCCGCTGCTGAGCGTCCAGCGCCGCATCGACGAGACGACGTTCGAGATGTTGGTGGCGCAGTACTACTCGGCGTTCGTGCAGCGCTACGTCATGGGCTGGTTGCCGCGCGATCGTGCAGAGGCGCTCACACAGGCTGCGGGACACGTCTGGTACTTCAAGAGCACCGATGTCAAGGTGGGCCAGTTCCAGGCCGCCGATCTGAAGAACTACCTTGAGTCCGCGGCTTCGGCCAAGCGAGATCTCGCCGCCCTCGGCCAGATTCCGGCGCAGAACCTCGGCATCGACGGCATCTCGAACATCTCCGAGGCCACACTCGCCGGTCTTGAGGCGTCAAAGGATCGCAAAGAGGCTGAGATCAAGACGAGCCTCGGCGAGTCGCATGAGCAGGTTCTGCGGACGTGTGCCTACATCACCGGAAATAGGTCTGAGGCAGCCGATTTCGCTTCCGAGGTGAAGTGGCAGGACATGACCGCGCGCACCTTCGCGCAGGTTGTCGACGGCCTGGGCAAGCTAGCGCAGATGTTGAATGTTCCGGTCGAGGCTCTGTGGGAGGACATTCCCGGCTGGACTCGGTCGCGAGTTGAGCGCGCTGAGCAGTTGCGCGAGCGGCAGATGCGTCAGCAGACGGTTCAGGCCGCGCTTCAGGGCATTCGGGGTGCCGCTCAGCAGGCTCGCCAGGATGAGCAGGTAAACGAGTTGGCGTCGCGTCGTGACGACACCGGTATCTGAGCGCCAAGAGATTCTGGACGACGTTTCCACGGTCGCTATCCGTGACCTCGTCGGCGCGTGGCGGTCGTTGTCGCTCACCGACCTCGATTTCGCCGAGGTCATGACCGCGACGTTTGTCGAGATCGCCAACAACTACTCAGGCGTGGCTGCGGACTTGGCGGCTACGTGGTACGTGGAGTCGGCGCCGTCGATCGCGTGGGAGCCCCTCGTTGCGCCGGGTCCGAGCGTTGAGGCGCTGACCAATTCGGCGTCGTGGGCGTTGGGCGCTGACGGCGAGAAGGCCCTGAATCGCATGTCTGGGACGCTGCAAAACAGTGTATTCACCGGAGCGCGCGACACTATTGTGCTCAATGTCGAGCAAGAGCCAGGCGCGCGGTGGGTGCGTCATGCCAGAGCTGACGCCTGCGGCTTCTGCAGACTCTTGGCGACCAGGCATGACAACCCGCGCTACTGGTACAAGTCGAGCATCTCCGCGATCGACGTCGTCGGCCGCAGTGGTCGCCCGCGCGGAAAGCGTCCTGCCGGATCGACTGGATACCACGACCATTGCCGCTGCATCGCTGTCGAGGTGAGGCCCGGTCAGGGATACGCGCCACCGGATTACGTGAAGGCGTGGAACAAAGAGTACGGCGATGCGTGGGATGAATCCGAAACCGGCGAGCTGAGAGAAGTCCTCGCCATATGGCGCAAGAAGTACGGCGCCCGCTAACAGACTTCCCTGCCCTGGAGGCAGGGGGAATCAATGAAGCACCGAATTAGCCCAGGAGGCTAAACCGATCATGGAAACCGCCAGCGAAACACAGGAATTGACAGAGGAGCTACCCCAGGAGGGTGCCGCTGTCGAGGAGCCGAACACTCAAGCCGCTGCGCCGGAGTCAGATGACGACGAAGGCGCTGACGAGCTACCCGAAGAGGTTCGGGCCAAGCTGCGCAAGAAGAACAGCGAGAACCGGAATCTGCGTCAGCGCCTGCGGGAATTGGAGCAGGAGCTGGAGCCGCTCAAGCAAGCGGCCCAGGAGGCCGAGCGAGCGAACATGAGCGAGCTTGAACGCGAGCGCGCAGACAGGGAGGCGCTGGCTAAGCAGTTGGCGCAGCGCGAAACGGATCTGCTGGTGGCCAAGTACGGAATCCCCGAGGATTTCGTTGAGTTCATTGGCGAGGGCAGCTTCGAGGAGAAGGAAGCCCGCGCCGCGAAGGTCGGCCAAATGGTGCAGTCGAAGGACTCGCATGAGCCCCACCGTCCCCCGACGGAACGGCCAGTCGAGTCGCTGAAGCCCGGCGCTTCACCCTCAACCCCTCCAGTGGAGGACCACTCATACCCGGCGGGCTGGATTCCCCAGCAGCGCGGGGAATCTTAGAAAGGAACAAGCATGGCTAACGAATGCGCCCCGCTGTTCCGCCCCGGCCAGAATGTTACGGGTCTGGCGACGGCGGATGTGACGGGCAAGCGGTTCGTGGGCGTTTCGGGCACCCGAGACGCGACCACGGGCCTGATCAAGGTGGCTCACGCGACCGCCGGAGCCAAGGCGTTCGGCGTTGCGGCCGCCGACATCAAAGAGGACCAGATCGGTACCGTCATCCGTGGCGGCATCGTGCCTGTCACTGCGGGCGGGTCCATCTCCGCCGGCGCCCAGGTCGAGGTCGGCTCGGATGGAAAGGCCGTCGCGCTGAACTCGGGTGTGGCCGTGGGTCACGCCGTCGAGGACGGCACCAATGGCAACGACGTGATGATCGCGCTGGACCTGTGAGACAAGGAGACTGAACAATGGCCAACTACTCACAGGAATATCCGTTCGGCGCCCCGTCGCTGTCGGGTAACAACATCACCGTTGATCTGATGCTGCGGGAGCCGACCCGCATCAACGCCTACCTGTCGGACATGGCTCTGCGCCGCTACTTCGCGGATCGCATCTTCCCGAACATGGGTGGCGTCTCGGGTGGTGCTCTGGTGTACAACCAGCTCACCAAGAACGATCTGTTCCCGACCCGTCGGGCGCAGAAGGTCGCCCCCGGTGCCGAGTTCCCGGAAGTGACGTTCGATCGTCCCGAGCCGCGGACCAAGCAGGTCGAGAAGCGAGGCGGCAAGTTCCGCGTCACCGATGAGGCTCGCGACCGCAACGACCTGTCCTCGATCCAGACCGAGGGCGCCAAGCTGGCCAACGACATCGTTGACCAGTTGCACGTTCAGGCGCTCGCCGAGCTGGAGGCCAGCATTCAGGAGCACAGCGGCGACCTGATTCTCGATGCCACCGACTTCTCGTGGGCCGAGGCTGTCGAGATCACCTCGGAGCAGCAGACCCCGTCTCTGCAGCCGGCGAAGGTGTTCGTTGAGCTGCAGAAGATGGCTGCCGTGTTCGAGCTGGGCACCGACTACAACCTGCTGGTCCTGAACCCGCAGGAGGAGGCGAGCCTGAAGCTGGTCTACGGGCCGCAGTGGGCGAGCTTCGTTCAGTCCTATGGGTTCTCGACCGTCACGACCAACCGTGTCGCGGCGGGCACTGCGTATGCGGTGCAGGAGGGCCTGGTTGGCCAGACTCGCACCGAGCAGGAGTTGCGCACGGTTACCTACCGTGACGAGGCGACTGAGTCGACCTGGGTGCAGTCGAGCATCCGCAACGTGTATGCGGTGACTCACCCGTTCAACGTCGTCAAGGTCGTCGGCCTTGACGCCACGCTGGGTTCGTAATTCCGTGATTGGCGGCGCCGCTCAGGCTTCGGCCTGGGCGGCGCCGCCATACCAGGAGGGTTGAGCAGTGGGCTATGCCGACGTTGAGGAAGACTTCGCGCCACGGTTCCCGCGTGAGCTGACTGAGGCTGAGGCTGAGCGCGCTGCCACCCTGCTGGAGGATGCGTCGTTCTGGCTCGGGGTCTGGGTTCCGGGTCTCGATAAGGCGATCGACGCCGGTAACGAGAAGGCTGCCACCGCCGCGAAGTTGCTTGCGGTGGCGATGGTTCGCCGCGCCATGCTCGCTCCGGCGCAGGACACGGGCGTGGCGAACTTCAGCCTCGGCGCCGGCCGCAAGC